CTTGATGCCCTCGACTTGAAACCGACCGAAGCTAAGGTCAGTATTCGTACCGCTCAACTTTTACAGTTAGCCCTGTTCAACTACGCAAACCGCGTTTTAAACATGAAGCATGCCTACAATGCCGCATCCGGTATCGACGCCGCTAAGACGCACGCTCGTAACGGTATGACACTAAGATCGGCGAATTGTGGTCAGGTAGACCAATTAGCCGAGCAATTCAGTGCAGTTCCTCTTGAGGAGAAGGCAGAATACATGCAAAACTTAGTCAAAGAAGGGAAATTTAAACTCGACGCCTCGGACTCATACCCCATGAAGCTCTGTAACTACAATTTCAATAAACTTTTCGCCAACCTACTTGATCATACACTGGTTACTTTAACCAAATTAGAAAACGCGGGGTTCAACACCGAAGACATACGGTCGTACGATATTTCTTACTAATATTCCAGTGGATTATCCTCGTCGCGGAACCGATTAATAACCTGACGGAGCGGCTCGCTCTTCGTACAGATCGCACCGAGCATAACAAGTAACTTAATACGCTTACGGATATATTCCTGCTTTTCCGTATCGAGCTTAGGCCACCAGCTACGGATCTGCGCACGCAACTCTACAAACTCTGACTCAATCTCAAAGTCAGTATCCATGAAGAACTTATCGTTATCGGCAAGAATCTCATGGGCGTACTCGATAATCGAGTCGACGAACAAATTAATAGACCCGCGGGGATCAATCTTCATCCCCGCGTTAAGCTTATACTCGAACTTCTCAATAGCGATGATCTGATCGCGCTCCAGCCACTGCTTAACCTGTACAATCATGTCATCCAGCGTTTTGCGAAACTTGCCAATATCCGTTAAGGCACTCATTTATAATGTGTAGCTAATTTTTTTTAAGTCATTCGAACATTACCAATTATTATTTCTTCCCCTTGGCATACTGGGCATCGTTGGCATGGTTGGCATCGTCGGCATACTGGGCATTGTTGGCATCGTCGGCATCGTTGGCATTGTCGGCGGACCCGTACCAATCATTCCCTTAGGAGTATCCATGGCTCTTGACTGCTGAAGCTGTTCCATTTTACGATCGATATCCGACGATTTAGATTTACGATCCCCGCTGTTATCATCGTATGTCGCGATTTTACTATCCATTGCCTCCTCTATACTGGCATAACCTTTGTTAAACTCTCCACGGCCATTACTGAAACCAATGTTATAATCGGTGTCAAATAAACTGTTGCCGCTCTGACTCGCCTGTTCCAAAGTACAGCAGTTATCAGCTATACCAGACCCATGAATGTTACTCGCCAGCAAATCCCCCTTGTTCAACGCACTCTCCTTCATCCAGCTGAGAGCGGCGTTAGCAAACACGGGATCTTTAAGACCTGAGATCGCAAGCAAAGGAATCAACCCGCGCTGCTTACATTGTTCCACTATCTGGGGTAACCGCAGATTAGGAGGCGGACGGGTATAGTCACGGGGATCGTGAATGCAAATACGAATGAACTGCTTATTCATATTAGGGCATTTGTCGAGATAATCTAAACATTGTTTGCTCAACGCGTCGTTGGGATGGGTGCTGTAAAATAGTAAATTCTTGTTCTGAATGCCACTCATTATATCACCTGACTAAAATAAAAAAACACATTCTCAACAATCCGATAAAAAATTGATCTTAGCATATTATATACGCCATTAAACATGGATATCCTACCGCCCTTGACCATCACCAGCACCAGTAAGTTTGCGCGTATGCAAACCCGCAACTACGCCTATCACCCATCCATCATCAATGGCATCCAACGTATGATGCTTAACTTTATCCCGTCCTACATGTTTGATATGTTCCTTGATACCCAAGACTACGAGTTCCTTAGCTTCGCTCTTAAAATCCCTCGCATCAATCCCAAACACCAAAAATTCACTACCCTTGCCTGCAACACCAAGTTCCCCATCCCTATGCTCTCCCTTCATATGTCCCGCCAAACCCTGAACTCCGAAGCCGTCGACATGGAAGGTCGCAACCTACTTCGCAGCGACCCTCTACGTAACATCTATTTTGCCCTGTGCGAACTCCCCTCGGAAGAGGAGGATCCTATTGCCCGCATCAGCAAGCCACGCGTCAACAAGAACGCCGCGCCTCTGATTATTTACGCACGCGATCTTGAAGCGTTTGTGTTTACACGTGACAACGAAAAGGATCCGTGGATCTATAACATGGCCGAGTCTGCCGAAGTTCAGAGTCGCCTTAGCGATATCTTCGTGTACAACGGCAAGCTTGCCCTGATCGAGCACGGTAAGCACGTCAACACGCTCCTAAAGCCTCGGTTGGCGCTCGGTAAGGAGGATCCGGCGTGTAGCCCTTGTCGATCATCTTATCGTTGGGTGATGAACCCGGTGTTCAAGGATACGCATCCTATTGTCAACAAGGATTTTACCTTGCGTCGTAAGATCGAGGGTCAGCCGGGTCCGAAGGATATGTTTTTGATGGCTCCGTCGGATGTTTTGAGCGTATACGGCAACATGGACTACCAAAACAAATTTGGCAAGCCATATGGGTTGGATCTTATGTTTCAGTATAACGGGAAGGGTGATCCGCTGAAGGCTATGAAAAAGAGCGTCCAGCAGTTCATCGATACGCTCCAGCTGATGGCCGGTGAGCTTGAATCGAAATCGGATGTCGTCCATGTCGAAAACGGCAAGGAGGGTTGGTTTACGCGTCTAACGGTGCCTCTGAATGTCGACGTTAACCTGGCAACTCTGGAGAACGGAAAGTACCAGGGATTGCTGGATGATGGGATTAATCACGCAGTAAGCGTGAAGGTGCTGGAGATTCTTGATCGAGTCATCGGTGACCGGCTTTCCATGTGGGAGAATACATCGGTCTACTACAAGGTTCCGCACCGACTGATCGCGCAGAGCATCCTGTTTGTAAAGCTTCCCGAGTCGGTAGAGTTTGACAAGGAAGTGCGTGACCATTTGCCGATCGCCAACGCGGATAAGCCTGCGTCCATGCTTATTATTCAGTCAGCTATCAATGAGGTAGTTGGTGACTTGTCACGGATCGCAGCGGAGCTGGAGATGGGTGTTTAATATTTAACGCGTTAACCAAAACTTACGGAAAATATCTATAATATACATTGGTCTAATCCAAGCGTACGGATCTTCGTTATCCTGAGCGCTGGCCCTGGAGACGGCAGCCTGTGCTCTTACTTTGACAAGCGTGGTTTTAGAAAATATGGACTTTTTAGCACCGCCTAATTGTATTTTATCTTTGCTCACCGCCACGACGAGCAGGATCACCAGCATCAGCAAAACTATCTTATTAAACATTTTAATTTATATCAGAATTTAATCTACATTACTTATATATGGATATTAAAGCTAATACCTTTGATGACCATGCGGATGAGCTCGCCCGTAGCGCTCAGCTTCTTGATCAGATTAGTGAACAAATTACCGCTAAATCCATAGAAATAGATGAAAAGATTGCCGTCCTGCTTAAAAAGACGAATCTAAAGCTGGAAGACGCCACACAGTTTTTAACCTTACAGAAAATCATCCTTGGCAATGAGTTGGACTATATCAAGAACGTTAAAACTATCATTTCAACCTCTATAAAATCCCAGCTGCTCACCCTGGCGGAGAACATTGCTATGTTTCTCGTATCTATTCAAGCCATATACAAAGAGATCCCCAGTGTCGAAGTTAAACACGCACAGGTTTCACATAAAAAAGACAATATCAGTAAGATTATCGGAGACATCAACACAAATTTAAATATTGTGCGTGGCATGCTTTTAGAGTTTGACGCATTTAACCGTAAATTTACCGAAGATATAAGCAAGGGGAACTTCCACTGCTTGACATTAAGTTCGGATATGAGAACCGTATACACTCATATTTTCCTTGAATATAAAAAATACGTAACGGACATGGATAATCGCATGGAATACTATAACGGGTTTGCCACTAATATCTTAGAACAGATACCCAATATGAAGATATGTAATTTTTACTTGCCACCAGACGCAGTAGCTTATGTTTCAACCTCGGCACAGGATATAGCATCCGACTTAAAATCCAGAAAGCCGAGTTTAATGAGCGATGTGCCGGATGACACTGTGTCAGGATCGGAGAGTGCGTCCAGCAATGGCAGCAGCGCACGCATTAAGTCTTCAAGGTCTTCTAAGGTTTCAAGAGCGTCAAAGCCTAAACCTACCGTTCCTACGTCAAATTCAAGTACTGAGAGTATCCCCCGCGAGAATGTGTTCAACAAGGATTTCGGTGCTGTTTAAACTAACAATTATTAAGCTGTTTATTTTAAACGTCTTAATGATCGTTCGTTTGGATCGTTTGTTCGTTTGGAGAAACTTGAAAATTGAACCTACGTGTGTTCGTATGACATATATGTCAAACAACATGAGCACCAGCTTCAGTATCACCACCGAGCAAGAGTTCGTGACCGTCAACGGCGGCATGAGCGCCGAGATTGTTTTCGGCAAATACGTTGCCGCCGCCCGCTACAACGTTTACAAAAACTGGAATAACCAGATTGTCAACGTTGATAGCAACCCCAACATCATCGCTGATACACTTCAGATGATTGCCAACATTATTACGTCTATTGAGACTTCTCGCGAGACCCCCAGTCAAGGCATGCTTATTTCCCCTGGGTTTCTCAGCGCACCCTATATGGTCGAACTTATGGACCTTATCTACCTACCCTCCCATATTTTGGTCGGTGTTAACTCCATCGCGCCCCTTGAGCGAGCCCTTGATCGCGCTCAAGCCGCAGGCATTGACTGTTACGCCGTCCTCGGTTATGACACGGTTGTGCCTACGTGTCTGGTGGCGTGGATTAAGTTCCGTTCCATTCCCCCGGTCTTCCAACAGCTTATCCGTGACCTACATATTCGCAACGTAATTGCGATGGGTGTATGGGATGCTAACGGTGTCACCTCAGGCGAGTCTATTAACCGGGCATACGGGCGTAACAAAAATGTGTTTTTTACGTATGTGAATGAGGCTTACGGGCGTCTCGAGGAGGATGAGCAGATCTTTAAATATTTCTTGGGCGAGGATGCGGTTTCGTCGATCTTGAAGCCTCGTCTGTTTAACTTGGGCGACTGGGAATCTTCGATCGATTACCTTACGCAATTCCTGTTGCCGATCGAAGGAATGATTATTACACAAGCAGAGACACCGGCACCGCATCATCCTATCTTTAACACTCGCTCTGGTTGTAAAAAAATTAACACGGTAAAGTGCTATTGTTTTTTTGTGGATAATACCGTTAACCTTTACCATCTCGCCACGGAACTGGCTGGTCTTTTTATGAAACGCAATAATGTTTCACAAAAAGGCGTTGTTTTGAACCCGTACATTATCAGTAATCCTCTCTATGAAGTTATGTATGGATATCTGCCGATCGTATACTGGCAGTTTAACGAACAAAACCCTGAAATCTACAAAAAATATTTGAAAACGGGGGAGGGAGGGGAACTCTGGGTTAACTTGGTCCTCGAAGACTCCACCTGTAATCTGGTACCGAGCAGTGTCACGCCCACTGTACAACTGACTGAGTATCAACTGGGATCATGGATCTCCCAGTACCGTCCGGTAAGTAAGCCCCGAGTTCAGTATCTGAACATCGTCGATTTGAAAATCATGGCTAACGGAGTGAATATCAAGAACGAGAGCTTTTAGATTTAGCAGATTTCGGTGTTGTTTTAGATTTAGGTACTTTGAATAAGTTTGAAATTGGGATGGATCCGGAGCCTCCAAACTGTTTCATTTCGCTAATAGAGCGTTTCTCTTTATCGCATAAATCATTGAGCTCGTTAGCCTCGATAATGTAAAATCCGTTAATATACGCCAATATAGTCGAATTAAGTGTGTAGCTGTTAAACAACCCATCCCATAAATTTTTAGCGTCAGGGATGAATTGTATAATTTCCCGGTACATCCATTCTTCCGTTGTTTTAGGAGATCCGGCGTTGACCATAGACTGAGCATACGCACGGGCATAACCCATACACATCATTACTTCTAAAACAGTTAAATTAGAAATTTTACCGTCCCATGGTTCCTGTGGTCTATTTTCCTGTTGAGCTGTGGCTCCATATGCGTTAATAGCGGAATACATTATACAGCGCGCACTGTTGTAAAAATTATTAGACATCATGATGTTGCCGGCACCAATACACTTCTCCATTTCTTCAACGGGTGCCTCCTCTCCTGCCCGTGCCGTTTTTATTTTTTTCTTTGTGAATCTCTCCAGATTAGTCTGAGGGAAGAATAAATATAATAACCATACAATTCCAATAAATTGTGACTGTCCTACTATACCGGGTGAGGTAATAAAGTTATATAAAAGTTGCTCGTCTACGCCGTATACACTATTGTTGCCCTTGGCGGATGCCGCAAACTTTGGGTTAAATAGATACGTGGTAAAAATATCTTCGCCTAAGATAAGTCTGAGTCCATTTATCTTTTTAGCGCCCCACGCGCCGGCTAAGGGACGTCTAAAACCCATAGCATGATCAGGCTGATACCCTGCCATAGTATAAAACATATACGGTTTATCCGGTTCCTGCTCCCATTTGGTTACCCAAGCACGATCCAACGCATTAAGTAGCATGGGTCCATCTCTGGTAGGCACAGGAACTTCTAACGAATTAGGTATGGTGCTGTGAGCGTCGCGGAATAAAACAACGTCCACTTCCGGCATTAACATCGGTAAAAATCTTACTACGGTTCCCCAGTATGGAGATAGTGACTCAGGTTGACTGTATACAAATAACCGATATCTCTCCGTACTCATTAACATTAAAACCCGTTTGATTATGTCAGCGTTCTCCCTGTCTCCGGCATCAGCTAAGTCAAAGATAGATTTTAAGGTATTTAGCTCGAAAAAGTGGATGAAACCATAATCCAGCCATTCATTACTGCGGCTAATTCCCTCTATCGCGTTAAGTTGTCCTACCATATACTTCCCTCTCCAATCAGCGGTATTTTGACCAGTCAAAAATATAGAAAAACTAAACACCTTCCTCGATGTATTGCTATTGATGGGGTAATACAGCTTTACCCCTTCCAGTTCGAAGTAGATAAACGCAGCAGGATTCATAAAAAAATTTTTAAAGCTCTCCGACATTATATTAATACGGGATATAAATGTTCAATGATCAAAGGGTTTCCATGTTTGAATATGGAAATTTTAATATTAATGTTATATGGAAAACCGTGAATATTGGAAAGAGGAAGAAGAACGGATCCTTAAAGAGTGGGCTGACAAGGGTCAGTGTTACGAACTGATGCACGCCCGCTGTCACGAAATATATCGAAGGAAAAACACATGGTTCGTCATTCCGGTGATTATTATTTCGACCCTAACCGGAACAGCTAACTTCGCCCAAGACAAGATTGCGGAGGATAAGCGTGACATCTTTGTCATGACCGTGGGCAGTCTCAACATCATCGCGGCTATTGTCACGACCATTAGCCAATACCTGAAAATATCCGAGCTGAACGAAAGCTATCGTGCCGGTTCCCTTTCTTGGGGCAAGTTTTATCGCAATATTAAAACCGAACTCGCCAAGCATCCAGTGGATCGTATGCATCCGTCGAATATGTTAAAACACTACAAAGAAGAATATGACAGACTCATAGAAATTTACCCACCCATACCTCCTAACATCATTACAGAATTTAATCAGAAACTTACTTCCCTACAGACTTCCGTAGCAGGTCTTATAAAGCCTGAGATTTGCGACGGCTTGTTTCCCACAGGTATATATCAAATGACCAAGGAGGAACGAGATTTGATGATTAAACGTTATCAGCCAGCTGAACCTGAAACAGAGACTCCCGTAGCTGAAGATATTGTACATATCGTTTCGCCTCCGGAACCCGAGCCAGAAGATCCGAAGATAACAAAATTCAAGTCCGCTTTCTTTAAAATAAATAACCGGTTCCCAACGGACGATGAGCTTGCGGTCATACAGCAGGAGCTGTTCGAAGACCATGCCGATTCGCAGGTTTAAATTTTAACTTTAACTTTAACTTAGAGATACCATGAGTTAAAGTATCAAATGAGCGATAGCGTGGAGTTGGTGAGTATTGTGACCTGTACCTACAACAGAAAGATATTCTACGAAAATTTAAAACACATCGTAGCTGATCAAAACTATCCCCATGATTTACTGGAATGGGTTATCGTAGATGATTCCACTGAGAGCAACGCAGAGATGTTTCCAGCCGTACTCGACAGCATCTCTATCCGTTACTTTCATCTGAAAAATAAAATACCTCTGGGTAAAAAGCGTGACTTTATCAACCGACTTGCCAAAGGAAAATACATCGTTAACTTTGATGACGATGATTACTACCCGCCATGTCGCGTTAGTCATGCCGTAGATATGCTGAAAAAAACTAATCTATCCATAGCCGGATGTAACATAATGTTTATGTATTTCTGTAAAAATAAACAGATATACCAACTCGGACCGTACGGAGACAATCATGCTACTGCGGCTACATTCGCTTATACCAAAGAATATACAAAAACACATACATTCTTTGATCCGGCTAACGGCCACTACGGCGAGGAAAGCGTATTTACAAATAACTGGCAAACTCCCATGGCGCAGCTGGATCCTATGAAGACAACGCTAACATTGTCTCATACAGATAACACCATAGAGAAAACGATGTTTCTTGAGGAAAAGTATGGACAGCTCAATAAGACGGTTAGACTAACCGGCTTAAAGATCTCGGATTTCATGGGAGAGGATTACCAACAGTTTTATCTTAACATCCCGTATGAGTTCAAAGTGAACGACATATCAAAGGAGGTGCGTAAAATGTTAGAAAAAAATGTTGCTGTTACTACACAACATGCTACCCAACCGGCGGGCAATCAAACGCAAATAATACAACGCATGGCAACCGAGTTACACTTTATGGCAAACTGGAAACATAAACTCCAGTCGTTCGGTCTGCCCGTAAACCCATCCTGAGTCCCCCAGCCAATCAAGAGGAGGGGGTAAGGTGGAACCTTAGGTTTCCCCCTTTAGTTCGAGTAGGCAAGACCGCCCATACCCGACATAACACGAAGAACGTTGTAGTTCGTGGCGAACACAAGAATGTTGCCACCCTCTACATTGCCTAACGTAAGACGGAGCTTGACGTTATCGATGCGCGAGAAGTTGCAGGTGCCCGACGGCTGGTGCTCCTCCGGCTTTAACGCGAACGAGTAAACGTTGATACCAGGCGAGGCCGGAATACGCGTATGAGCCTGGTAAGGCTGAACCTTGTTAAAGTAGGCACCGTCACGCTGGGCAAAACGATCATGACCGTTGAGCTGTAAGATAGCATTGTTAACAGGGTTCGATCCCTCCATACTGGCACCCGTAAAGTTGTCACGAGCGCCCATCGCCTCGTTACCCAAAATGTAACGACTGGACTGTAGCACTTGTCCATTAATGGTGTCCTTGCAGACCCAGACCAGCTCCTTGACGGGGTGGTTAAAGTTCAAGTCAACCGTCTTGGAAATAGTGTTGGCGGCACCCGACGTAGGGTAAGCCTCCGAATTCAGCTGAAGCTGCTCAATCAGATACTCGTGCGAGACCTGGGCAAAACGACGACGCTCATCCGTGTCAAGGTAAACATAATCAACCCAGAGACTGGCAGTTAAGTTCGTGGTCGCAGGCGTGCCGACTAATACATCACCTTGAGCGGCAAACTGGATATTGACTTTAACCTCGTGGTACTGGAGCGCAATCAGGGGCAGAGCCAGGCCAATGTTGCGGCAAAACCAGAACTGAAGGGGGACGTAAATCTTACGCCCCGTAACGGCAGCCCCCTCTAACTGAAGACCGGTATCATTGCTGTTCGCTGCCCGCAGGTCCTGACCAATCATCCAGCGGTAACCAAGCTCCTTGCTGGCGGGAACCGTCAGCTGAGCCCAGATCTCGAACCAGTCACCATAGTGACGGTCAATCAGCTGACCACCAATCTCGATCTCTACCTGCTTAAGCAGATGGTGACCAACATCATGGTGATAACGGGCGTTTCCCGCCCCGGCACCCGTCTCATCTAAGTTAGGTAAAACGATCTCCATCATCATGCCACTGACGAGATCACCGTTGCGGGAGATCAGAGCCGTAACACGGTTGTTAAAGGCAGGTGTGCCATTAAAGGTCTGCTGGATTGACTCCATGGCAAAGTTAGTGTGGCGACGGTAAACTACCTTAAAGTAGGTAATCATAGGGTTGCCCGTAAGATAAATATCTTGGGCACCATAGGCGACAAGTTGCATCAGTCCTCCAGTCATTATATAATATTTATAATAAAAAATACCAAAGTAACACAATTTATTGGTTTTATTGAGATAGAAGCGATTAGTTAGCATGGTTTAGTTGTCGCGGGAAATACACGTGTCGCAGTACATAATCGGACCGTGTCGGCACATCTCATGCTGTTCCCACATGGCATCCCATGCGGTGTTCAGCTCATCCAGGTACGCTTCGTATTCCTCGTCCTCTTCGTCTGACTGGTCGATGATCTTATTGCAGTGAAGGCACTGGTCGCCGATGCCACAGCCTGTGCTCTTACACAGAGAGTGTACAATTACCTGTTCGTAGAGGTAGGGTTCGATCTTGATGTACAGATAGCCGACGATCTTGTTCGGCACCATCTCGCCATCGAAGGACATAGTCTTGATAGCTTGCGATAGGTTATACAGTTGATCTGCGCTCAGGTCTTTCACGCTGTCGCCTTCCGACAGCAGAAACGTGTAGGACGCGGACGGATCTTGCTTGATCAGGCGCATAAGGTTCTCGTAGAAGTTAACGTTCATGTTTCACGGGGTGTGTGCTTATATTTTAACGCTATTGTAATTAAGTGCGTAAACGCTTCAATTTTTAAAACGAAAGCCTACCGTTGACGCTGGAGCTCACAAAGTGGTTTTGATTTTTTATTAATTCCTTTTATTGGTCTTAAAGCATAGCCCCCAGGTCGAACACCTCTCCGTAGTAACGTGGCTGAGTCTCCAGCTTGCCCTCGGAGGGGCGCGACTCCAGTCGCTTCTTGATGTCGGCATAGGTCTTCTCATCGCGCTCCGCCTGGACAGTGGCGACCATCTCTTCGAGCTCCTGCTCCGTGGGACCCATGACGTCCATGTGGCAGAACAGACACCCAGTGTCGACCTCCCATGTGTAGCAGCTGGTCTCCTGACCGCAAGCCGTGGGGCAGTAGTGGTTCCGGAGCTGAAGAAATACCTCGTAGTCGATATGATTGTACAGGAAGCCGATGATCTTGTTCGCCCACGCGTCCAGTCCACCGGCACCGGGCGTCTGGACCACAATGTCCAAGATGGTCTTGAGCTGATCCGCACGTAGGTAGCGCAGGCGGTTGTAGTCGTTAGTCCGACGCTTGAGGGAATTGTACGCGAGCACGGGGTAGGTCTTGTAGTGTTTCTTGAAGTCGAAGTTCACGAGCCGGATAAAGTCCGTAAGGAAGTCGAGAGACATGATTCTTGGTGCGTGCGGGAATGGTGGGGGTACTATTCAATGTTTCCTTAGTAGTTAAGTTTCTCTCGTATCAATTAGATACGTTAAACCGCTACGTATCATTCAAAGTAATATGTCTGTATGTCGCTTTTCAATGAGTCCGCAATTATGGTTAAGTCATTCACTGCTATATTACTTTGAATGGAAATACGTCAGTCTGATCCATAAAAACGATTATACCGAACCTTATGAGCATTATAAATCATGACACAGCACCAAACACGCCCTGTTTTTTAAACATGTCGCTCGCTGTCATCCTCCCTCTCCCGGCTGTGTCGCCTGTGTCGCCCATTACGGTGAACGAGAACAACATGACCTTTTATCTCAACACGAAGACTGTCTGGAACCAGACGAACTACAAGGCATCCTCCGCGTTCAAGAACATCTACGACACCCTCGTGTACTGTGCGAAGCATCGCCAGTTCGAGGTGACCATCGACGCCCTCGATTCCAACGGTACGATGCTTGGTGGCGCATCCTTCGGTCACTACGACGACCCCGAAGACATCCGCGAGTTCATGAACTCGATCGCCGAAGCCGACGCGGCGCACGTTGCGTTCATCTTCTTCGACAAGAACCTCTTCCGCCAGATCAAGAACCGCCTCAAGTTTTAAGCCGTAGCGTAGCACTAACAAAGTAGTAATTTAAATGAATTAATAAATTTTTAGCTTACTTTGGGGATCTTGATCTTCTTACTCCAGAATCTTCTTCCGCGTAACCCCCGACAGGTAAAGCCCGTCCACTTTGTAAACCATCTTAATAAATTCATCCATCATCTCGTTCTTATTGGACGCAGGACCCATCTCCGTCAACCCGCGCTTAAAAATATACAGCCACTCACCCATATCTTGGATCTCCTCCATATGAGTCAGGTACTGACGACCCTGACAGAACTGACTGAAATAGTGGTGAATCGGACGATCCAAGTCCAGATCGAACCCATACCGAATAACATACTGCTTAAGCTCTTCAATGAACCCAGGGAATCGCTCAAACTTCGGCAAATAATACGGATTCTCCTTCTCGCTCTCCTCATCATCCTCGTCATCGCTTTCATCATCCTCCTCATCATCCTCGGATTCTGTCGCATCGGGCTTAGGAAGTTCATGACGGTACAACAACATACTCATCAGATCGATAAACTCCGATGGCTCAAACCGATGGAGTACACCCGTCGTCAACAACTTAATGATCAAGATGCTCTCAGAGCACGGTAGTGTCTTGATAAAATTAGTCATGCGATGGTACGGCCACGCCTCCTCCTGGATCAGCTTCAGTTGCTGGTTGAGCGCTGCCTGATCATCCTTCTTCAAGGTATTGTAGTAGTTAAAAAGAATATTCGTTTTGAAACTTGAGATATCCGTCGCTGGCTTCGATGGCTCCGGATCCGTGTCCGTGTCCAGATTCGCCGGCACCTGAAGACGCAACAGACCCGCGTAGGTCATCGCCTTGGGCATCTGGAGCGTACAGTTAACCGTCCGTGACACAATGTATTCACGGATACGTTCCTCCGGCATCAGATGGACAATAAAACCCTTCGTATCCTTCCCTCGACGACCAGCACGACCACTAGCCTGCTTGTACAAGTGATGCGGACATATTCCGCACAAGACACACGTGCGAATCGGCAAGTTAATACCCACCGAAATAGTAGAGTCAGACAGGAGCACCTTCAACTTACCCTCCTGAAACGCATCAAACGTGAAATGACGCAACCACACCGGCATCGTAGAAACGTACACACCAATACCACGCTCCATACAAGCCACGATCCAAGAGTCCGTGTTTTTCGGAATGTCCTCCGCAGACAAGTCACAAGGAAACCGCCATTTGTTCAGCTTCGACCGCAACCGATTAACACTCTCAGCCTCCGCAGGCTCGGACAACATATCACGCTCCCACAAGTCCATATCCTTGATGTTCTTACCACTCTTCTTCAAGTCCTTCTTATCGCGGTTACGCTGAACCTCCTTATCGAACCGCTCACACACACGACGAGCCTCACGCAACTCCGGATCCTCCTTTTCAATCCGGTTAATAAGACCAATCAGTTGCTCCGCCGCATACCGTGTCTGCTCCGTTGTCGAGTGAAACACCATCACCGGCTGCATATCGTTGCTAAACAAGTAGCATAGAACCTTGAAAATGTTCTCCGGCGTAGGATCCGTCACGATCTCCGTCATCGCCTGCTCGTTTTTCTGCTTTACGATTTCAGGATAACGCTTCAGCAAGCTCTGACCCAGCTTGTATTGCTCCTCGCGTGTTTCCGGGATTTTAGCCGTCGGACTAATAGCCGACATGTCACGCGTTGTAGGATCCGTACTGATTGCACAGGTCAACCGCCCCGCACCCTTCAATGCCTTGCTTACAATCATAGTCGGCATATCACACCCCTTGAACATCGTCAACTGTAGGGGAATCGGACGTACATAGTAGCTAATATAACTGGTCTCCCGAGGACGCTCTTTTTGTAGCAGTTGCATCCGTTCAACAATAGTTTTGACCGCCTGTGGATCACCCAGCGTGGCAGACAACAGGATAAGTTGCGCATGGTGAGGAATAAACTGCGTCCACCACAAACATTCGGACACCGCCTTCAGATGAACCTCGTCAAAAATCACAAACTGGAGCCACTCCATAAAACCCGCATGCTTCGGATCCGTCAGGAACTCCACCACACTGTCGACCGTGATAACCATAATCTGCCCGTTAGGCGCACGTGTAGGTTCGTACGTCACATAATTGCGGGTCATCGTAGACATCATCGTGCCACAATAGTTGTATACCTTGTTGTGAAACCCGTTAATCGTACCCGCAGTGTCACGCATTACCTCACTGTTCGGGGAAATAATCAGGGCGCGCGTACGACTGTCACGCTCAAGAGTCTCATGAGCAACAATAAGGTTAGCCGCCCAGGTCTTGCCAGTAGAAGTAACAGTGTCAACAATCACGTTGTGACCCTGATTCACAAGGCGAGCAAAATCCCGCTGCCAAGGCGACATAAGTTCATTATCGTAAGGAGCCACATGACGGACAATACCTGCGCGCACGTCCTTCCCTTTCGGCTCAGTGTGGGTCATAACATACTTGTTGGGCGTGACGCCCTTAGGCTGAAGGCGGTTGCGAAGGTACGGCTTGGACACCTTCCAACCGGGCAACATGCGCTCGGAGTGAACGTGAGTAAAATCCGCGACGTTGAGCGAGAACATGATGATCGAGCTGGCTTGGATTTAACAATCAATCATAAATCAATTTTAATGGGAACCCCAAGTTCCCCTCCTCTTAATTTGATTGTGATTCAAGAAGAGGGGCTATGGGGAACCTGGGGTTCCCCATTTAAAAAGATTTCGATAATCTTTATTAATCAATGGAGGAGATGGTACCTATTTATGTGTCACACGTAAAAATTCATACCAGACTTGGAGAAATTTCAAGAGAGAACGTCCAGTATTTCAATATCGTTGTACACAACTGCCCGCACTATATACCCAACCCCAATCTAACAGACGGTTACATACGCAACGCACCCATAACCCGATATAATATATCTGCCGATGTAAATCGTGCCTGGATATGGCCGGAACACCCGCGTGACCTCCGTGGAGATCATACTGGAGCCATTATCATTCTTAAATCACTCGATAACAAGATTCTACTCGTGCGTAACGGACACCTTTGGGGCTTGCCGAAAGGTGTCAGAAACTATAACGCATTCTACGAGATCAAAGAAACATGTACGAAGGAATACTTTAAAACGGGTATCATGCCAACTATTGATAGTTTACTATTTCAAGAAGATGACGTGGAGTCACCCATAGATAATATTTATAGGGAAACCTTAGAAGAGACCGGTATTGTACTTGATAAAGCAAAAATATTTCAAGTAGGACCGTTGGATTCTGCTTACGCCCGATTCACCTATCAGTTAGACTTTAACGCAGCCGAACACTACACGCATATATTGCGCAACGGCACCGATCATGAGAATGATGAGATGAAATGGATAGCACCGGATGAACTACAGAAAATGCTCGTTCAGCACTGTTCGAGCCGAAGAAACAAGGTGTTTAATCATGTAACATATCTATTTTTAGGAGGGGGAACACAGGTTCCTCCCTAATTGTAAGCTAATCCTCCCATACCGCCAACAATACGCAAAATATTATAGTTCACCGCAAAAACCAATATCTCCATTGGATAATTAAGTCTCTCCTCTTCGTCTTGATATAGCGGATTAACCGTTAATTTCAGCTTAGCCGTCTCCAGTCTGGAAAAGTTACAGGTGCCGGATGGTTGATATTCTTCGGGCTTTAAAGCAAAAGAATACACATTAATGCCAGGCGATTCCGGTATATTCGTATGATGATTAAACGGCTGAACCAAACTAAAATACCGACCTGGTCGTTCCAAGAACCGTTCCTGATTATTTAAGACCAGCATTGCACTTTTAACGGGGTTACCCGCTGTCCCGTTAATAGAACTATATGGTCTAACACTGTTATAATTACTAAACTTCATCAGATCGTTGTATGTTTTAATAGCAGATAATCCAGTTGGCAGTGTAGTAATCTGACCTAACCCATCTAATTCGTTAGATGGACGTTCTATAGAAATCACCTTATCGTACAATACATCCAGTGTCATGTCTCCGCTTATAGTAAACACGGTTGGCTTACCATCGGTATCCACCTCTTTAACTCGTAACCCGACGGTGGTTGCCGTACCCTGACTATTTTGTACCATTACTATATCTCCAATCTGTAACGGAATACCATAAGACGACACCAAATAAACCGAGAAAATAGTCGCATTATTAGCATCAATATCATTTACTGCATAGGAAATCTCTAATCGCACCTGTAGCAACTGACGTATAATACTAACAACCGTATTATACACTACATCTGCGTACATTGAACTTAACAATGTAAAACTTTTGGGCGTTCCGTCTGCATTCACTGTTTTAATCCGGAGTTGTAGTGTATCTGAACCTCCGGTTGAAGAAATCGTTACAACGTCATCAATCTCCATGTTTATCCCTGTAACCGTAAACTCAGTCATGGAAGCGGTTTCATTAGATATTACGATCTCTGCGACAGCCGGATCTGGATTAAAAATAATATCTGTACTCGATGTTAATGCAACTTGTAATGTCGTAGGGTCAATATATTCATATAAAGCGCCCGAAGGAGGCCGCACGATCGATATTACGGTATTATATGTTTTAGGTGCGCCTGGTATTGCCTCTCTCACCATAAACGATGTCGCCGTCCCATTAGAGACAGTTACGACGGTCAGGGTTATAATATCTTCAAGATCAGTAGCGGGAGTTATCTGTATGATATCACCAATCGTCATTTGATATTCATCCGTGTGCGATATAGAGACAGGCGTAATTTGTGAATATGCCGGAATGATTTCAGGGAAGCGAACAGTTAAGGATAATTTATCAGGTGTTATGGTCGCACCCATACGCACAATAGATATTACCTTGTTATAATTTTTACCAGCTATTATCGCATCATTAGTTAAAAAACTTTTAGCAACGCCACCAACAGACGTGGTAACCACCAAAGTAATATTATCTACGTCAGCATCAGTGACAGCAGAATTCAATGTAATTACATCACCGTTATACATTAAATAACCTGGTATCGTGGGAGTTACATTAAAAGTCGTGATACCTGTTGTGGTCTCAGATATCTTACCGGTTATCGTGTCACTTGAAATAATGGAAATAGTCAGTAAATCTGTTGCTATATTAGTCTCATGTGGAAGACCCGTTAAGCCCGTAGTGATATCTCCCGTTGTGGGACTTACAGCTAAGGTCTGAAACGGAGGAACATTAGGGAGTAGCGTATCTGTGTAGTTTGAATAAGATTTATTGATATTCGTAGCCCTCATTACCCATATTAACTCTTTCACTGTGTGATTAAATACCAAATTCATCGTATGGCTCTTGTCCGCAAAACAAATATCAGTGTTAAACTGAACCTGCTCAATCAGGTACTCATGTGATACCTGCGCGAACCTCCGACGCTCATCCGCGTCTAAAAACACATAGTCGACCCAGAGACTGGCATCAAACGTATTATGTACCGTCACATAGCTATTAAAATCTATGTTGTTTATCCACCCTACAGAACTTCCGTCAGGTTGAGCAACATCTCCAGCCCATACCTGGACAAGCCGTTCCGCTGTTTGAAACTCCACGACGATTTTTACATCATTGTATTGTAAAGCAACCAACGGCAGTGCCACTCCTACATTCCGGCAAAACCAAAACTGTAAAGGAATAAAAATATCCCTGCCTACAATCTTGTTATTAACTGTATTAAGCGACGTAGAAGTAACCACGTCGGCCTGAAGCCCTGTATTTTGCCCAAACACATTTTTAGGATCCTGTCCGATTAACTTCCTGTAGCCAGCCATCTTCCCTGCCGGTACAGTTAACTGCGCCCATATTTCAAACCAGTCACTGTAATGTTTATCAATGACATTACTGCCAATAGATATTTCTACCGACTTCAGCAAGTAGTGACCGATATTATCCACCCAACGCATATATCGGCGTCCCGGATGGTTGACACCGTTAGCAGTTAAAGAAAAATTAGTCAACTGCTTGTCAGATAAATCTGGTAGTGATGCCTGTATATAAGCTCCAGTTATAAGATCACCGTTGCGCGTTAGTGTACAAGACACTTTAGAACCAAAATCAACCGCAGTGTCGAACTTTTGGCGAATGGTTTCTGTCGCAAAATTCGTGTGTCTGCGATACACGACTTTAAAATATGAAATCATCGGACTACCCGTTAAAAATACGTCCTGGGCGCCACATGCTACCAATTGCATTAACCCACCCGTCATGTATATAGTTTACTTTAAAAATTTTGAGCTTTTTGGGCGGAGACCTAATTAATAAATGCCACGCCACCCAATCCACTCATAATACGCAACACATTAAAGTTCACAGCATACACATTCACCGTACATGATCTACTTGCGTATACTGGCGCACTTGTTGTCCCGACAATAGTCTGCGTTCCATCCGTATTCTCCGTTATCTCCAGACATCCAGGATATTCCGATACATAATCCACCGTCTGTAAATTTGCGATATTTAACGATAAGTATGCGTTGTCTATTTTTGAAAAGTTGCAACTTCCCGACGGCTGTACATCCTCTGGCTTTAACGCAAATGAATAGACATTAATACCCGGAGACTCCGGTATGTTCGTATGATATTTCATTGGCATAATCTTATTAAAGTAATCTCCAGGCATGGCGACTGTGCGATCGTGACCATTTAGCGTTAGTTTTGCCGTTATTACAGGATTTAAGCTACCTGGTGGAGCTATGCTACTTTGGTTAAATATTTTTATATTGTTCAACAGTGTGACCAGACTCAAAGAGTTCAAGTTATCTATTTTATATTCCTCCTGATCCACCGGAGGCTGACTGATAATGGAGGTATAGTTAGCCGGCTGCCGATTGTTACCCGTTGTGTAATTATCCGGCTTGACAACCCAAACTAACTCTTTTACCGGATGATTAAATGATATCGGTATTCTCTGCGCAACGGTGTTATATCGGCTCGTATTAGCCTGTGCCGTGTATCCGCCATTAAACTGCAACTGGTCAATCAAATACTCGTGAGCGGTTTGACTGAATTTCTTACGCTCGTCAATGTCCAGATAAATGTAGTCTACCCATAATGAGGTGTTTGTTAAACGGTTAACACCCAGCGTAGTGCCCGTTCGGACTAAGTCCACCGCATCAGCAAAAGTAACATTGACTTTAACAATGTGATATTGTAAAGCAATTATAGGCAAGGCTAATCCAATATTACGACAGAACCAGAATTGCAACGGGATGTATAGTGTCTGACTTAGCGTTCGCCCTGTATCGATATCCTTTTGTAAACCAGAAGGACGACCCAACGCATCCAACTTACCCTGCCCGATCATATTATTATATCCCGTGCGTTTGCCTGCTGGCACCGTAAGTTGTGCCCATATATCCAGCCATTCGCCATAGTGGCGATCGATGATCTGACCGCCTATCTCGATTTCAACAGATTTAATCAGAAAGTGCCCAATGTTCTCTGTCCATCGACTGACCGTTGTATCTGACGTGGCGGTAAGATCCGGCAGCGTTGTTTTAATATACATGCCACTCACAAGATCCCCGTGACGAGAAATAATGGCGGAAACTTGTGTACCGAAATTAACGTCACCATTAAAGGTCTGCTCGATCGTATCCATGGAGAAGTTCGTATGTCTTCTGTAGACGGTTTTAAAATGCGTGATCATGGGGTCGCCGGTGAGATAAACATCTTGCGCTCCATAGGCGACTAATTGCATCAACCCACCTGTCATTATACTTTAAAAGATGTTTTTATCCTTTAAATTTTACCAACGATGAGTATTGTTATAGTAATGCGATGCCATTTGCATGCCACCCGTCTGCTGAACCGCGGGCTTGTGTACAGGCATCGGAGCGCGCACCCAAGCGGGCATTACACCCTGACCATAAGGTTGCGTGGTCGCCGAGCCAAACTTGCTCAGGTAAAATGGCGCGCCGTAAGCCGCTCCGCCCTGTTGGGGTGAGTTAACATTAACTTTAACATTGAACATCTCTGACACGTCAGCATCAAGAGCGGTTACGCCGGCTTTACGGCGCATCTGAGGATCCTTGAGCAGTAGCTCGTTACCGGTCCACTCAGGAAAAGTATTAACTGCCTGAAAAGGATTGGCGTTTTTGGGATTGTATGTCATGGCAATATATAACAGTAAAAAAATAAATTATTTCGTTAAAAAGTACTAAAAATAAACCAATGAAGATTAATAAAATGTCCACCGCACTGACTCATTCGTTTGAACTACCCGAAGTTAAGGAAGCCACCTTAAAGCTGATCACTGATAACGCTGAACATCTCATTAACTACATATACGCTAATACCACTAAAGATCCCTACACGAAACGCCCCGTGCGTGTAGGTCTGGTTATTAAAACTCTCCTGAAGACCGACAGCCATAACAATCCGATTAAAAGCGCCACGATCGAGCCCGCCATCAACGATCTTTTAGCTCTTATCGCAGATACTAAGGATCCCCGTGTTATCGGTATTTATCAGGACGAGCTCCGCTTTTTAAAGAGCTGTACGATCTTAGATGACATGATCACCCTGAACACAGAGTTACGCGCCAAGGCTGTTTAAATAATCAACCACCGCATCCAGATCTCCGTCGATTTCCTCTCCAAGAGTCCCGTCGGGCAAGACCTTAAGGAATGTAGGGTAGGAGTTGATGCCTGTTGCGAATCGGAAAGAAGGATTTACGGTTCCGTCTAATACATAGACGGCGCCTGTACTGGCCGCCAATATATTAATAGCTTCGACCTTTTGTTGACAGTGAGGACACCAGGGTGCGTAAACTTTCAGTACGCCAGGACCTTGCCACGCATGAGAACGGATTTTCTTGCTGTAAAGAAAGCTACCGTCATCTAACCGATTCACAGGGTCCGCGTCGGTATATATGTCAACATGCTCGTTGCGGAAGGGCTTATCCGTCATCTGTTCTAACACTTTAGTTATGCTCATTTACTTATAAAAAGAAATTAAAAAATGAAACTTCAATACTGGATAAGCAAAAGCAAACACAATGGACATTATAGACGAGATAGAAGCACATTTAGCAAATTTTAGACTGAAAAAAGATAAGGAGCCACTAAAGCTCACACAGTATACAGAAGATCTACAGCCAGCAGACGAACCCGCCAGATTCAACAAAACCTGGTGTAAACTTGCCTTATCGGAAAAGCTCAACCGCTTGATGCATTATCTTGCTAAAGTCACCGTCAAACTGAATCTGACCAGTCTTCAAACCGAAGATCTTCGCAAGTTTTTCTACGAACACGTGAATAATACCTTAGCATCAGATGACTGTGTAAATTATGATCCGATGGAAGGTGAGATTATTACCATTATTGGTCTAAAGTACGAAGACAGTAAGTTTTACATACAAACACATACTGAACCCCGTCCGGAAGGAGTAAGGGTGAAACAACGCATCTTTTCAAACATTGATGAATTTGTCAATGCCGCTTCAGCTCCTTCTGACACTCCGGCTCCTTCTAACGCCTCAGCTCCTTCTGACACTCCGGCTCCTTCTGACACTCCGGCTCCTTCTACCGATAATGCCCCTGAGAATGTAGCTAAGGGTAAGTCTTCGAAAAAGACGAGACAGCGATCAGTGTCCGCCGAAGTGCCAAACGTACCGAAGCATCTAATAGTATTCAACTCTCCGCCGTACAAGAAATCCAACCCGCTACCTGCTCCTGCGCCCAAAAAAGTTGTCATCATCAAGAAGAAGGTAGCGGCAAGTTAAAGCCTTAAATACGCCCTGATCTCCTGCATGACTTTACAGTCAATATAATTATATTTTACAACTTGCCGCCAAAAGTCGTCATCTTTCCCCGCTTTGTATTTATATACTCGAATCGCTTCAACCATAGCATCCATTCCATTAGAAATATCGCTGTCTTCCTCCGGCCATCCCGTTGATATAAGTTGCAATCCTTTCATCACCCGTCCCATCTCCTTCAATCCGTACCCAAACTGACCAGGAAATATAACCTCACGCTTACGCATTATGTCACACAGATCAATCAACTGAACGGGCGCGTTAACGCCCGTCTTTTTTAAATGATACTTCTCAGCATTGCCCCAATGTAATAACGGTATAACCTCTTGCTCTCCCTTCATCCAAGCGGATAGCTGACAAAACATCCGTTCTATCATAGATAACTCGCTGGCTCTTGTAAGATCCTCTGCTATGTAACTAAAGTATTCCGTGGCACCAGTTTCATTATCCTCGGCAATCACACCAATAAGAAAAATACAATCGACATCCTTCGCTGATTCTGGAAATGTAGAAAAATCATCGTACAATCCACCACTCGTCTCAAAATCAATATAGAAACGGTAACGCGGGAGTTCCAGCGGAGGACCGTTAATTGTAAATGTCTCAGTCGGTGTCCTATTAGCTTCAATAAAGGCTCCAACGGACCGGTGAATTCCTTTGACAATAGTTAACCCTGAGTTATCCCAGGCTTCTACGTTAGCTTCTTTGGCATTCTCTCTGATTTTAGGACCACAACGGTACATATTAGTAATATCTTTGGTAACCTTCCCAAGTGACACCTTGTAGCTATGCCATGGAAAATCATTTATATTCTTCATGTTAAACTCCATATTTACCAAAGGAATCTCTCTTTTCATGCTGACCCGCCATTTTAAAGCCTCCTTATGCTCCTCTTCATGTTCGTCATTGTCGATAACGGCAATATTACCAAAGGAATTCGTGATTTTGACCCCCTTGCTATGGTAACCACGCCCTATAGCATAACAGTATTTAGAACGATACCCTTGAGCTTCCGTTAAGAGATTGTTAAGAAACCATGCTTTAGCCTTGTACGCTCGCTGTTTGGCATTATTTGTAAGGGCGTTTCCTTTAACGGATAGATCAAGGGTAGCGTAATAAATCTGGACAACCGAATACACATCCGCTGGCTCGATTAAAGGTAAGTTAAACATATTGGAAATATTACCGTTAAGCATCAGTATGTCTGCTACACCCTGATTACCGTCTGATGAAAATGTAGCATTGAAAATCAATGGCGTGCGTACCTGAATGGCATCACGTGTTTTTAAAACGTTGAAACTCGTCACTGGAATTTGTCCGCGTAAAAATTCAGCAGGAGAGCTGGTGCGTGGGTGAACAGTATCAAGATCCGTGTATGCAACATTTACATGGTCTTTAAAATATTGTTTGACTAAATACGAAAACTGGTTACCCAGTCGGTTAATCATCGTAAAAAACTTAGGACGCACCGTATCCTTTTTATCCTCCGGTCCGTAAACATTAAGCCAGTCTAACAACTGGTCATGCCGGATGTAGTTTACTAAATCGTTAGGGCAAATCGCCGTCGGAGAGTCCTCATCCAGCGCCTTCCGTTTAACTTTAACCCGCCGATTAGCCGAACGCTGTTGCTCAATAGTGGACCATGCCTGACTAATCAGTGTCATAGCACCGGTGAACCACTCAGGATCCGCATCTACGAAATGCTCATAGTACTCCTTTATCTTCTCGTTTTTAACAATGTTTTCGCAATACAGACACCGTTGAACGCCCCACACCGCCATCTGTATCTGAATCTGTATCCAATATTTTAATGGAATCTTACCATCCGACAATTCTGAGAGAACCTTGAACTCCGTTAATACTAACTTCCCCTCACTGTCTCGATAAATACCGTCTGGGCTCGCTGTCAAATATGAGAACTTCTTATGAAATCTTAAACCTGTTTCGTGTATAGTGATTCCATGTCGTTCGGCGCAGGCTTGCCTTACCAAGCCTTCGTATTTTGTCCCGTAATCCATTCGGGCTTGTTGTTCAGGGGTAACCGTAGGCGCGCACCGGTGAACTTTTGACTGGATAACCTGATCGATCGTATAAAATCCATGTCCCAATATCGAAGCGCAATCATTTGCGCCTATGTAATGGGCTTTTGTTGCTCTCCACAAAGCAGTATGCTGTTTCATTGCTGTTTTTAAGGTTTACCTTTTAAATCAAAACTTAAACCTAAACCTTCGGTTTCGCCTTAAAGCTAAGCCTTCGGTTTCGGCTTCGGCTTAATCGTCAGTGCGATCTTCGCAGGTATACGTGTCTCCTGTCTGTCGGGCGCAGCCGAAGGAATATTTATAGGTTGTGGGACTGGTGCTGGTGCGACCTCAGCCGGCTTAGCTTCTTGTGTCGGTGGCTTGACGATGCGCGGTCTTATTTTTGGCTTAGCCGGAGCCGCTTCTGGCTTGTCAATAGTTAGTCCGGTCATAGCCTCCGTCAAGTCCGAAACAGGTTCCGGAACATCTGGCTTGGTAATAGACAGTTCTGCCATAGATTCCGCCAATTCTGAAACGGACGCCGCGGCAGCGACAGGTTTGCCCTTCGGGATGATGCGAGGTTTAAATATGGGTTTAACGGTAGGGTTAGGCACGACCTTGCCTGCCGTATCAGTGTATACAATATGTCCGGTCTCTGACTTAGCCGGCATCGGCGCCGATCTGAATAGCAAGTTAGCCGGATCTCTCGTTTTACTATTATCATTGACACATGCCTGAACCCATTCACGCTGGAGTACTTCCGGCAACTCGGCGAACTTAAATACAGACTTTTCAGGGGAGAACTGTACATTCTTAACCACGCTAAAATCTGATAGACCCTGTAAATAAAGAATAATAATATCATCGCCTACGGCTTGCGTGGTGTTCATACACACAATACCCGTCTTATTAATCCTGTTAGGCTTGGCAAGTATAATAAACTTAATATTGTAGGCACGGGAGATTAAGCTTAGATCTAACATAGACAGCTTGTGACGCGGTGAAAATCTTATAGACTCCAATAAATCATCCTTAGTTTTAACCTGTCTGTAGTCAGCACGCCACATATATGAATAATAGTCCAATGCCAGCTGCCACCCCGCACGATCGCCATAGCCTTCAAACTGATCACTGTCAATGATCGCAGCAATCTTAGCACGTGTATTCACCGACAAGTTAGTCGCAGATGCGATGATCATGTCTAACTCCGTATAGATGCAATTGGCGGACCCTACCATGTCATATACTTTCCAACTCATATTACGAAACTTACCTATCCAATGAGTAGGCAGATTTACAAACCTTCCTGTGCATCTCTGGCTGACCTCCATCTGGATTTGCTTATCCGCCATGTACTCGAACTCCGTGTAGTTCTGAGGGTTAATGTTATCGTAATGGTTCAACATCTTCTCCCGATAGTTGACCGCACTCGTGTACATGCTTTTGAAGTTCTCCACCATGTTCTCCGAACCCAACAAGTAAGCGTTAGACGGAACCGACGCAATGCCCGATAAAAAGTTATTCATCTGACCGTCCAAAATCTCCTGACGTTTAATCGGAATACGCAGTAACTCCTCCGTCACACGCGCCACATAGTTTTCCAGATTCTTGTCCTTACCCGTGACCAGATTAATAGGATTAATAAATAGTTTCCCATCCATACAATGGACATCCGTGCTCGAACGCAACTTATCAAGCGACCGGTTAAAGCACTCATACCGCACACTTGGAGTATTGTAGCTGTACTCGAACTTCATATCCTCCGCACCTATGTCATCCGTACCCTTATCCAACGGACCCAGCGCCGATTGAAGCTTTTTAGTCTGAGCTGCGCTAGCCTTGAGAAACAGGTGATTGCCCTCCGTTAATAATGTCATTAAAGCCTTAGATATTTCCTCACGCTCCTTGAATGCTTGTCCCGTAGCCGAAGGCGGAATCTGACTGATGATGGTCCGCAGCTTCTGTCCGATCTCAGGATAGACATCTTGAAGCAAGCGCGACAACTCATACCGCAGCCGCTGGTAAGCCTCATGCTCGAAACTTGACCGCACCGAATATATTCTACGCATGTCAACCAGTTGCTTGTCTTGCTCCGCTAGAGCTCTGTCGGCAGATAAGTAGTCAGCGTACCAGACCTCAGTGTCCAGTATGCGTAACTTGCTCATATCAAACCGATGCTCATCTAAATCCAATGACTTATCGGGATGGGCAATGATTAAAATAGGGTTCATGCGATCGAATTCCGCCACCGGTAGTGGACGTGTGTAACACACTAAGCTGTTAGACAACATCAGACCAATGATGATATCATCCTTCGGATCCTCCAGATCCGCTCCAGGATCCATTAAAAATATATACGGTCTATAACCGTCGAAGTTCTCGAAAGTGGATAACTGCTCACACAGACGAACCATCGATATTAATTCCGGCAAGTCCTCCTTCTCTAACTCGCTGAAACTATAGGAAATATATTTACCGGACACACCCGAGGGCTTGATAGGCAACCAGTGATCCGGAGTCAACTTAATATGCGTAACCTTATGATGCTTATCCACAATCTGCTCCATTAACGGAGCCTGATTGTTTAAGTATAAAGCGATGTTAAACGACCGCAACATCTGTATAACCGTATGAAAGTCCATAAGCTCCGCACGACTCAGCAAGGCGCGGTTCACCACTCCGCTCGTCTGTATGGTCTCCGCATGCTTGCGTAACTCTTGCTCTGCCTTAACATTCGGGAATGTCCGGCACTTCGTAGTTAAATTATTAATCATGTCAGTGATCAAGGGATGACCGGCCTCGAAGATCGGATTAGAAATAATGTCACGGTTGCTTTCTTCTACATGACATATTAACTCATAATTATCTTTGTAACGGTATAATACAATGCTCGGTCTGTCAGGATTAAATAAATCATTAATCTGGTAACCTACAGGACACTTGATAATACCTGAATCTATCTCTGCGCTACGCTTGCTGGCGAGTTGGACTTCACATACAATAATATTTAAACCACCGGCTATACCGGTGCCTGCGGGAGTCGGTAAGATAACATCCGGACGGGATAGCAGATCCCAGAGAAAGTCCTCGTTAATATCAGTGCCACCGGTTTCTAAATACGAGATGAAATTCTGGAGAGAGATTCTGGTATCCAGTTCGATATTAGATACATTATCTGGGGCAAACAGCTGATTAATAGCACCACGTTTCAGTGACCGGTACAGCTCCAAGTCATCCTTCAGCAGTTCCGCCAGATACTCCACCAGATTATCGATCTTAGGTACGAGTTCGGACACAGCACTTAAAAACCTGCCGTCCTTCACGCCCTTACGCAAGTAGTAGCTAAATCCAGTGCTGATGGTAGTGTTGCTACTCGATATCAGCTTTAGACCATCATCGTCCATATTGAATATCCGGTTTAACTTTTCCGGAATGAAAGCAAACCGATTCTCCTCCACGAACTTGCCCTCCGCCTTGATATAGGATACCGATGTACCGGACACTCCCGCTGCGGGTATAACGCTTTTACCCAGACATTGCGCCGTCTCAGGTGTATCCTTATTATTTACGAAACAGCAAGCCCGGCAAGCAGAATAATCCGCATTCGTCTGAATAAATCTCACATAGGACGCATGTGGCGGGTCAGGCTCCACCGGGTTTTTACCCGTCATTAAATCCGTCCACTTATTATACGCGCCCTTAAAGCCTGCCTTGAACTTACGTTTAGGGGACATGTACAGATACTTGTTCTTCGCCGCATCCTTCGTTTGAGGATTCATGTCATATGCTGGAAATGCCTGTTCAACCGCATCAGGTGTGTTAACAGCCATGTTCCACGTTAACGGACAAAAGTAAAAATACGGAGTAGTGGCAGCCTGCGGTTTGTAAACCATACCACGCTCTAAAGTCTGTTGGTGGATTTTAAACTCGAACAACTCATTCTTAATATCGTCTAACTTGCTCCCCGTCGCCTTCTCCTGTTGTTCCGTCAAGCTCCGGATTTTATCCGCAACGTACTGTTTAAGAGCATCGGCAAGATCCACCGGAATAACCAAGGGCTGGCGACCCTCGCTCTTTTGGCATTTAGTACTATAAGGCGTGGGTTCGCCAGCCATTTTGATATTATCCGAGTACACCTCTTTTACACGCGCCTGCAATAAATCCAGAAAAGATGACACCATCGTTGTTACCGCATGTGTCTTTGCAGCTTTAGCCGGTGTCTGTTCTGCCGCCGGCACCGGAGTAGGCGGCTCTAAATCGCGCTCTTGCTCAGGCTGTTGCTCTTCGTCTCCGAAATCAAACTCAACCTCCTCATCTTCGCTTTCCTGACCAATAGCCCTGGCAGCAATAAGTGGCTTGCGAGCCACGGCCTTTTTAACCTCGGCAATAGTCTCGGCAGCGCTCTGTTGGATAGTTTCATCCTCCGTGTGATCCTTGATGGTTAATATTTTATCTAAATAGTTGGGCTCGTCAGGGAAGGTTAACTGGGATAGTTTAGAGTGGTTCTTAAAATAAAAGATAACGTGCCGTAAGAAGCTCTGTACGGGTCCTAATAATTCATAGCTGATGCCTAAGATAAGGCATTTGTAGGTATGATCTGTTAGACTCTTTGGCTTACGTTTTATTATTTTAATATCGATACCAGATTGGGTGCTGACATCACGATCTAATATGCGAGAAATATCATCCTTACTTACTATCTTGCGAGCCTTACGTTTTTTATTCTCATATGTCATCTCATAGTCAGCGATGACCAGCTCCGCATCCTCCCGCGTTAAAGAGAAAGTTAAAGCTACGCTATTTCTCAAGTCGGCTTTAGTCTCGCTATCCGATTGAGTGTTCTCCTCTTTGTACTTTTTAATGAATCTCTGAATGTTTTTCAGATGAACGTAGTTATGGAGACGTTTGTACCGCAACTCAATGGAACGCGTATCTATTTCATTGTTGGGCAGGACACGAGTAACAAGATGGATATACGCACGGTAATGATCCAGATATTTCGCAAAATCCACATAGTTCAACTCCGTTTTAAAATCAAATACGGAAATTGTGTTAAAGAAGGCTATGCGTGTACTGCCCTCAGGGTCGAACGGGTCCGCATCTGGAACCGTGATCTTCTTTTTGCTGGAACCGGCAACGAAATAGTTTAAATTATTCAGTTCCTTTATGAACCGGCGCACTTTGGCTACAGCCTCCACGATTAATTTTCTATCACCTCCGGGGTTGCGCTCGTCCGTACCGTATTGCTCGTCCCAGAAACACTTAAGCTCAACCTTACCGTCCTTGTAAATATTCAACGTCATGTACCGCTTGGTCTCAGGTGTGTCGCCATAATTTAAAATTTTAAAACTTAGCCCTCTGCCGATATTACGGTTATAGGCTAAGGAAGACACGGCATAAATATCGGTTACGTCCAACAACCGAGTTAATTTCGGATCGATCCAGTCCTGTACCGTGCGTTTGCTGATAAAGTCCGGGCTCTTTTCATCCGTGGATCCGCGGTAGATTATGTAGTTGGTATCTTTCTCCGACTTCAACCTTGAAAAAGGAACCTCTGCTGAGACAGGGAACATATGGAATACCTTCTCCAGGTCAACGAAGTTCTCATTATGTTCACGGTAGTTCATATGAACGACAGCTTCCAGAACATTGCAGTTATAAAAAGAAATGTCCTTAGACTGCTCGAGCTCTCTGCTTAAATTCGGGCTCTGGATAGCACGGATAGAATTATTTCTCGCTAACATGCTTGACTGGAACTTTTTAAAGTTAACATCGTCCG